GAGAGCACCGAAACGCCCGCTGGTAGCAGCGCCAATGCTGCCAGAACCATCCGAGCCAGAAAGAATGTTTCCAGTTACTGTGGTGTTCCCCGTCGCACTCAGCGCCCCGGTGACTGCGAGGCCGGTGGAGGAAATGGTGACGGGCGTTACATTGACCGAAGCGTTACTAGAACGAGTAATGAATGCGTATCCGCCCGGAGTGGCGGCGTTGGGGCCGTAGCTATAAAATTCAACATTGCCGGTAGTAAACGCAAACTCACCCTTATTCGCCTCTTGCACCCCGGAGTAGGTTGCCGTTACTTTTGCATACGTGGAAGTCAGGCCAGCAGATGCGGTGAGTAGGCCCGTGCTACTCAGCGTCCCGGTGACTGCGAGGCCGGTTGTAGTTATCTCAGCGCGGGTTGCCCCATTTTTATCAGCTAATAGAATATCTGACGAGGAGCCGTTGCCACCGAGGACTAATCCAGCTGTGGCATTGCCATACATAACAGCCTGCCCAGATGTGGGTGAAGGCCAAGACCCGCCTGTAGACTTAATTACCCCAGTCACCGACAGCCCGGTGGAGGAGACTGACGCGATAGCGGTAGACCCAGAATGAATATCTACTGTGGTCATCGTGTTGCCGATGACTAACTTTGGGCTTGCATAGCCCCCGCCAGCCGTTACCTTCAACCAATCAGCAGTAGACCCGTTATACGTTCCAGTTAAAGTGAACGGATTAACGGAATCGTATGCGGAACTGATTACTGTCTTGTAGTTTGTGGGGTTGGTGGCAGTTGCCAGTGTTAACTGTGATCCGTTTGCCGTCGCACTCAGCGTCCCGGTTACTGCTAGGCCGGTTAACGAGTGCGTGGAAATAACGGAGCCATTAACCATCAACTCAAGGGATGTAGTTCCAGAAGTTCCACCAATTCTGGCTATGCTTGCCCCACCACTTAAAATGCCGAGAGTGTAAGTAGCTCCATCGGAATAGGTCGATGTCCCGCTCCCGGTGACTGCTAGGCCGGTGGAGGAAAACGCTCCGACATTCGTAACAGTTCCAACACCCGTGCGGGCAGCGATATTAAAAGTCTCAGCCCAAACTGTAACCGGCTCGTAGTCCGACTCAGCCGCATTAAGGCCAAGCAACGTAGCGCCAGAACCCGCAAGCTGCGGGAGAATTGCGAAGGTATCGCCAGCAGAACGAACGGCGCGAATTGCGTAATCGCCACCAGCGGAAGTGCCTGTAACTTTCCCCGTCGCACTCAGCGCACCGGTGACTGCGAGGCCACCACCAAAAGTGGCGTTAGCTCCATTCCAGTAGGCCCGTGGGTTACCATCACCATCAGACAGCACGATGTAGTTGGAGGCCGTACGGATATCTAGCCCGCCTTGGTTGCCAGTGTACGCGCCGATGATGGAGTTCTTGGTGCCAGTAGTTATTGCGCTACCAGAGCCGTAGCCGATCGCGGTGTTGAGGGTTCCTGTAGTGTTGGCTTCAAGTGCTTTATGCCCAACAGCTGCGTTCCATGTTCCAGTAGTATTAGTTTTTAAGGTCAGATTACCGACCGCGACATTTTCAAAGCCAGTGGTGTTAGCGCCCAGCGCATCATAACCAACAGCCACGTTGTCATTTGCAGTAGTATTGGCGTCTAGGGCGAACGCACCTGCTGCGAGGTTTCTTGCGCCGGTGGTGTTAGCACCCAATGCACTATTGCTAATAGCTATATTAAAGAGCGTGTCGTCAATCAACCCATACACAGCTTTCCCAGCCGGATAGACCACAAATACGTCTTTAGAGCCAACGCTAAAGTTGACCGCTGCTCCAGCATTGGACGAAGACAGAATGGTCGTTCTGGCGAGTGTGGTTCCAGATAAGGTGTACGTGCCAATACCAACTTCCCACTCGGAACCACCGGCGATGCAGTAATAGGTCGTATTGGCGTTACCGATTACTGAGAACGCTTGATACCCCGTCACTGCACCGGCAAGCGTAATGGTGCCCGTACCCGTAGTCGTGGTAGTTTCTTTAACCCGGTCTTTGAGTACGAGCGCCATGAATTACCTCGTTAAGCAATACGGATGATGGCGTTTGTCGCGTCGTTAGCCGGGAACTGAATCGTGAAGTCACCAGCGGTCGAAGTTTTATCGCCACCAAAGGCCAGCACAGCAAACGCCTTGTCACCTTGCGTGTCGTTGTAAATCAGAGCGCCGTTGGCTGTAATAGTTGACGTCGTCCAAGTCGTGTCCGTAAAGTCCAGAAACGCAGTGGTGCCGGTAGAAGTCGGGCCGGTAACGGACAAAGTATTGCCACCGGCGGTGTAACCCGCTCCGACTACTTCATTGGATGTACTGTAGACCGTGGTAGATGCGCTCAAAGTAGCCGACGAAGTGAAAAGGGCGATCTTGAACGTATCCGCAGCGGTAGAGCCGCGAACGACCGTGGTGCTGAAAGCGTGAATGCCGTTAAGCAATTCAACCTTCGCGCTGGTGCAAAATGCTTGGGTGATAGCCATGTGTTACTCCTTAAAGGTTGCGAACAATGTTCGCCAAGTCTTCATGGCCCTGCTGCTGGAGTTTGATGCAAATAGTGTTGCGCTCCGCTTTCTGGGCCACATCTAAATAATGGACAAGTACGGCGTGGATTCTTTCCTTGAATGCCATGGCCTGCCCAACAATCACGGGGTCGCTGTCCTGACCGACGTATATAATTTTGTCCACTGCGAGATTCGCCAGCTCCTCGGCGTTGCTGCCGCGACCGCTAACTGTATGAACCTTGATACCGCCCAACAGTGCCGCTACTGAACTACTCATTTTCTCTCCCGATTAAAGAACAGGAATGCGCACCTGACCACTACGGTAGGCGTCACGACGATCCTTACCATCACCCAGAACTTTCAGAAGCCCCAGAGATTCTTGATATTTGTTCTCATAGTTCGCAACCATGTCCTGCTCGCCCTTCATATAGACATAGGCTTCGCGGATAGCGCCGTAGAGAAGCACGGTCTCGAAGTTGTCCCCCAGCCACGAAGTGCCAGCAGTGACAATAGACTGCGGATAGTAGTAATAATGCAGTTCCATCGCGTAATTCAAATCAGGCGTGGGGCCGAGGATCAGGGTATTTTGGTCAAACTGCGCATAGTGCTGCGGAGTCCCTGTGTCGTCGGGGTCGGGATACGCCGCTCGGATGTAATTAACATCTTTGTTAAGCATGAAGGACTGTGCGTTGGTAACGGGTTCAATGACAGCCAGCGAGAACGTGGCCAACCAATCCGACGGTAGTTGAAGGTATTTAACCCCTAAAGTCAGGCTTCCGGTCACGTTCTTCCGGATCGCCGGAATCTGGACGCTGTTGTATATACGCTCTTCCGCAAGCTGGACGAACGTCGGGATTTGGGCAACAAACGTCGCCTCCGTGTTCTCAACGTAGTCCTGAATCGCGGTTGATAGCTGGCTGTAGTTCATTGTTTACCTCACGCCATGGGGCCGCGAGCCATCAGACCTTTGGTAGCCGCACCGGTACCGCGAACTTTGATGCCAGTAGTCTTCGGGCCCGGGTAATCCTTGCTGGCAATATTGGCAGCGCCAGCGTTCAGTTCATTGATCGTCTCACGGTTCTTGGCCAGACCGACGGGGGCAACCTTAACGGATTTGATCTTTTCCATTACCGGCTCCTTTGGTTATTGGCGCGAGCCATGTTGCGGCCAACAGCTTTCATTGCGGCAGAGGTAACTCCGCCCTTTTTGAAGGTCGGCTTCTTGCCCGGGTGCATCCGTTGTTCGTGTTTCTTGACGGCTTTTTTGGCGTCCATGTCTTACTCCTATGAAATTACTACAGTTACGGTTCCAACCTCGGCCACCGGTGCCAGCACATTCGGTGTCAATACGGCATCAAAACTACGTGACCCGCCTACCGGGTTCCAGCCCCACTGAATCATTCTACTACCACCCGCGCCGTTATTGCCTTCTTCGTAATAACTCGTGTCCGGGCGGGGCTGGCGTACGGCTTGAGGATCATTGACCGGGTACATGCCAAGCTGCAACTGGGGGTGATCCTGTTCCCAGCATTCTGAACAGACCTTAATTTCGACGTTCTTGGTCTTGATGACCAGCGTCTTTAGCTGCTTTAACTTGAACCGAAACCCGCAGCGGTCACACTCCGCAATCGCAAACTGGCCGGATGAGAACTGATTGGGCACTTGCTAGCCCTACCCAATAAACATCTGACGCGGGACGAACCGGATCGATGCCTTCTCGCGGTCTTCGTCTGCGGCCAGCTGAAACTGCTGTTCGTAGTCAGCCTTCAACTCCATCCGTCGCGCCGGGTCCACATCCGGCAGCTTCATCGAGAGGTAATACGCCAGCCCCGAGACCATGCACGGGAGGAACCGGAACGGAATGTCTTGGCCGTTGATACCATTGCCTGCATCCTGAATACGGCGAAGCCGCCAGTAGACGAACGTATAGGTCTGGGAGTTGTCCGGCTTGGGCCAGACATGAATCTGAGGGTACTGGATGACGTTGGTCGAGCTCGTCGCCCCGGTCTTACGCTGAAACCACACCTGAATCGGGCGACCATTGGCGTTCTTGTTGGGGATCGTGGCGTACGTCGAGACGCTGATCCGAGTAATATTGATGTCCGTCTGGTTCTGCCCGGTGCCGGTGCGGATCACATGATCCAGCAGGTCGATGGTATCGATGGGCATGTCGTAGTCGGCCACGTCATAAGTCAGGACATGGGAGCCCTGCTCAATAGTCCACAGGTTAATCCCACGGTTCGCCCACTCAATAGTCAATAAATTTAAAGACCTACGAGCAGTTCTGAAGTCGTAGCCAGACCGCAGCTCTTGGCCGCAACGCTCAAACGCCTCTTCAATGAGGGTGTTGAGATCGAGATTGAAGTCGGTGGAATCTGTGGTCTTGTAAGCCATTACCGAAACCTCGAAGTCTTCTTAGCGATGCCCTTGGGCTGCGCCACAAATTGTTTGCCCGCCTGCTTACCACGGCGCTTCGCAGCGGTGGTGGCAGCATATTCAGCGGAACTGAGCGACTTAATGGCGGCTTCCGGCAAATACCGCTCCCCGGTCTTGCTGGAGGGTTTGCCGGACTTGGTGCGCCATTTCTGAGCAGTCCAATCCTTCAGGCTTTGCTGGGGGGCTTTCAATCTCGGTATCCCCCACCTTTTGCTTTATATTGTTTGGCCAGCAGCTGCGCTTTACGGGCGCTCCACTGTCCAGCCCCCGTGCCCTGCACCGCCCGAGACTTGATGCTCTTGAACAGCGACTCCCGCATCCCGGGTTTGGTGTAGTTGCCAGCTTGGTTCACGCGAGATTCCCCACCGGCTTTGAACAGCTTGACCGGCTCGTTACCGTCACGTTTCTTGACGGTCTTCTTAGGGTGTTTGGAGGGGGCGATAGCACCCATCCCGCGAGAGGCCATCATCAGCAGACCTTCCCACCCTTGCGCAGCATCTTGCCTTTGGTCTTGCCACGCTGAGCAACACCGTCAGCGGCTTTGCGAAACACGCCACCGCCCTTGGCATATTTGGCTTCGTCCATCTCGTGTTTGATCATGGACTTCGGAGCGCCCTTTTTCTTCATGAACGCAATTTCCTTACCAACCATTTTTTTCGATTCTTTCATTTCACCACCCTTTGCGTTGGACTTCACGGAATGAAACGGCATGTCAAGTTTCCCATGCGCGGTGTTGGGGTTGTTGACACCCGCTCGCGTACTATAACCCTTAGCCTTGTCGGCGCGTGAAAACTCCTTCCCTACCGACGCGGGAACCCCGACCTTCTTCGCAAATGCCGGGTTGTTAGCCACAGCCGTCATAAAGCGGCGCTGCGCTGGAGATTTGGAAGGCATCAGATCATCCGACCCTTCGTCTTGCCTTTAGTCGCGATACCATCAGCACGGCGAGAGGCGGAGGATTTTACGGAGCCGCCCTTTTTCATACCCGCAGTCGGGGCTTTGATGACGGGGGAAGCAGCATTAGCAGCTTCCTCTTCTTTACGATCTTTCCGGTCTTGGGCAAGTGCCATAGGCAACAACCCAGCAGCGGGTGCGAGTTTACCAAACGCGCCCTGCCCGGACATCAAACCATAAGCAGGGCTTAAGGTACCGAGAATCTTTTTGGTTTTGTCGTCCATCAGATGATCCGTCCTTTGGTTTTGCCTTTAGTCGCAATGCCGTCTGCACGCTTGGAAGCGGAGGATTTTACCTTACCCCCTTTTTTGTAGTTAGGCCCCCACTCATCAGACAACCGGGGCGACGTAGTTTCAAAGTCACGATATCCTCGCCCAGTTTTTGGAGTGCTTTCATATCTAGGAGCCAGCGTGTCTCCTCGGGCCCCAGTACCAGTGGCTTTCGATACCTCTGCTTGGTCGGACAGCTTTTTTACGGTTTTTGCGCCCTCTTCCTCCAGCTCTTTAGCTGTCTTTTTTGGTGCATTCTTCGCCGCTTTCTTCGCCAGTGCAGCTGCACCCGCAGCTACTGCTCTTCCAATAATAGGACCCATAGTTACACCATCCTTCCTTTCGTCTTACCCTTGGTCGCAATGCCATCAGCACGGCGGGAAGCGGAGGATTTTACGGAACCACCTTTGGCTTTTCTTTCAGTCGCTGCTTTGTAGCCCTGTTGATTGAGCTTGTCTTGCCGCATATATTGAGCCTTCAGTTCAGCTTTCTCTTCTGGGGTGGCTTTCCCGCTGGCCATAGCGGCTTCAAGCATCCTGCGTCGGGCTTCTTGTTCGGTGTATTCAGCCATTATTTGTCCTTTTAATCAACTCATTAAACGGCTTGCCGGAGATCATCTCGGCTATCCGCATACCCGTCCAGACAATACTGAACAGCGCGGCGATAGCGGGCAATACTTGAAAGAGCGCCCCAAACGCAGTGAATATTGAAGCGACATCAATAGCGGTTTTAATGTGTTCTGTGTGTTGCGTCATGTCAGCACTTCCATGCTCTGAGGGATTTGTTGATTCTGCTGTTCGGATCATTCGCCGTCTTCTTGGACGTCAGCTTCTTCTTCATACCAGACATTCTGGCGCAGAAGCTGTCTCTCCTTGCGCCACCCTCGGGCTGCGGCCTCTTCAAGCCGGGCTTTCCGGGATTGGCCGCGTTGTAAGAAGCCCTCCCCTTCGCGTTCAGCCCCCCGGTCTTTGCTTTTCCTTCGGCGCGTGTCCATGCTGGAGTCTTTGGTTTCTTAGCCATATGCCACCCTCAACGGTTCTGCTTCGTCCTCTTCCCGCTGCTGGGCAGCTTGAATCATCGGGTAGAGATAGTCTTCACCAAACGCACCTTCGTACTCGATGACGCCCATATGGCCCAGCTTGATCGTGGGGTCAACCCAGACCTGAAAGCCTTCCGCACGAGCGCGATCGCAGAAGTTGTAATCCTCTCCGATATAACCTTCGGGGGTTGATTTGAAGTCGAACAAGGAGTAGATCGTGCGGCCTGATGCCACATCATGGAAACGCCACTCGGGGTGGCGGTCGATCAGAACCTCGAATACTTGGCGCTGCACCATCATGAATCCGGTGCCCATCTGCTTTGCCCGAGCCAGACCCATGGCATCCATCATCAGGTTACCATCTTCGTCTTTATCGAGATTCAGATGGAAGGTCTTTTCTTTCTTGCGAGCGACACCGGTGCCGCCAACAATGTTCTTTACGGGATTACCGGAGAACGCCAGCAGTCGAATGATGTCGTTTGGGTCGAACGTCATGTCCGCGTCAATGAACATCAGGGTGTCGCATCCGGACTGCAGGAAATCATCAACAAGCAGGTTTCTGGCTCTGGAAACAACCGAGCACCCGCTGATCGTGCCCATCGCAAACTGAATGCCATACTGCGGGGCCAGCCGAGCGAACTCGACCATAGACCCCATCAGTTTTACACCGACCTTAAAGTCGTAAGCCGGTATTGCGAAGAATAATTTTCGTCCGCTTACGTCGAACTGCTGTTGATTTTGCACGCATCACCCGTAGTAGGCAGTTACACCAGCCGCGCCG